CTCAGCGATTACCGGATCGCCACAAAAGAAGCCGCCATCAACGGAACAGAGCCTCCACCTCCGCTAGAGGTCAAAGAGGAGCCTGTAGTAGAAGCAGAGTCAGAGCCAGAAGTAGAAGCGGAGCCCGAACCCAAGAAAGCTCCCGCTAAGAAAGCTGCTACAAAGAAGGCGCCGGCTAAGAAAAAAGCTCCCAAGAAAACCACAAAGAAGGAATCCTGATGCCACTCAAGAAAGGTAAAAGCCAAAAAACTATTAGCAAAAATATCAGTATGCTACGCGGTGAGGGCAAGCCTCAGAAGCAAGCTGTTGCGATTGCTATGAAAACCGCTAAAGGTATGAAAGAAGGCGGTGAAGTAAGCAAAGGTCAGCTCAAAGTACCAGTACGCAGAGTGAAGACTCGCGGCACTGGCGCTGCTACAAAAGGGCTTTTTTATTACGAACAGGGTGATTAATGGATGATCTTGGGATGGGCGGTAAGCTCAAACGTGTAATAAATGCTAGAAAAGACCTCATTGTTGAAACTTTGACCACAAATTCCCTCAAAGATATGCAACATTATGCATCTTTGCAAGGTGAGCTAGTCGCGTTAAACTTGATCGAGGAAGCTATTCAAGAATATTACAAGGAGCTGAAGTGACCGGTTTGAGCGAAGCTTATGTAAACGCAGATGATCGAGTTCTCGATCCAACCCTTCTAGATAAAAAGATTCTCGAAAGAATGCCCCAGCCGACTGGTTATCGGATGGTGGTCATACCATACAAAGGCAAGACAACTACTGAGGGCGGTATTCAGCTCTTGAAAGAAACGGTGGATAGAGAAGCTCTAGCCACGGTGGTTGCACTTGTCTTGAAGATGGGACCGTTGTGTTACAACGACAAAGAGAAGTTCGGGGATACTCCCTGGTGTAAAGAGCAGCAATGGGTACTCATTGGTCGCTATGCTGGTGCAAGGATGAAGCTGGAAGACGGCGAGGAAATCCGCATCATCAACGACGATGAGGTAATTGGAACGATTTTAGATCCTAACGACATTGTGAGCTATAAATGACAGTAGAAAATACCCAACCAGTACAAGAAGAAGAACAGCCTATCGAGGTTGCAGTCAATGAAGACGTTGCGACTCCAGAACCAGAATCTAAGATCGAAACCGATGATGAGCTGGATCGCCATACCCGCAACGTATCGAAAAGAATAAACAAAGAGAAAGCTCGTACTAGAGCTGCCGAAGAAAGGGCTCAACAAGCAGAGCAGCTTTTGATGAAGCAGCAGCAGGAGTTAGCTCAATACAAAACATTCGCTGCCCAGCAATCAGAAAACGTGCTTGCTAAATCAGAAGAGGCGGTCACTTCCAGAGAAGCTCAGGTAGATGATCTCTATAAGAGAGCTGTTGAATCAGGCGATGCCGAACTGATGTCCAAAGCAGCCACGCTCAAAAACGAAGTGGCGATTGAGAAAGAAAAGCTCAACGTAGCCAAAGCTCGTCGCCAAGCTCAGGCAGCTCAAGTGGTTGAGCAGCCCCAAGAGGAGTTGCAATACGAGCAACCGGCTCAACAAGTACAACCGACAGAAGACGCACTTGAATGGAAGAGCCGAAACTCTTGGTTCGTATCCAGCGATGAAGAATTAGAAAACGCCACTGAGGAGCAGATAGAAGCAACTCGATGGGCAAATTTCGTACATACCAACCTGGCTAATGAAGGTTATGATTTAGGCAGTGAAGAGTATTACCAAGAACTTGATGCTAGGATAGGCAGGGTTTATCCTCAGTTTCAACAAGCCAACGAAGAGGTTGGCGCCGAGGTCTCGGGAAATGAAGCTAGACCCACTGTGCAACGAGTCGCTTCAGCTCCTTCAGGAGTAAGATCGAAAACACAAGGCAACAAAAACGGAGTTACTTTCAATCGGTCAGAGATAGAACGTCTTCGCGGTTTGAAGCCACATAATATGACTGAGGAAGCTTGGCTTCAGGCAGTCGCTAAGGAAAAGCTAAAAATCGCAGAAAGAGGTAATTGAAATGGCAGAAGCAAAAAGTAGCCCCCGTTCTTCTCGTGATAGTCAAGCGCACGATAAACAGGCTAGACGCAAACCGTGGCGCCCTGTACGGAAACTAGAAACGCCTCCCGCACCTCCAGGATATGTTTATCGCTGGATTCGGGAAAGCATGTTGGGAACTGAAGACCGAGCCAATGTATCCAGAAGGATACGAGAGGGTTGGGAACTCGTGAGAGGCACTGACCTCCCCGATGAATGGCAGTTACCCACAATGGATAGTGGAAGACATGAGGGTGTCGTATTTAGCGAAGGACTCTTACTCGCAAAAATACCTGAAGAAACAGTTCAAGAAAGAAATGACTATTATTCTGGAAAGAACAGAGAAGCCTTGGAATCGGTTGATAACAACATGTTCAGTGAGGCAGCTCAGTCTAGAGGGTATGTGAAGTATGAGCCCATCCAACGGGAGACTTCTGTCACAAAAGGTGGTGGAGTCTCTTTCGGCAAAAACTAACCGGAGACTAAAGCATGGCGAATAAAGACGCAGCTTTTGGACTGAAGCCATCTAGAATGATGGGCGGCGGTGCGTATACCGGTGGTCAATCGCGTTATCGAATAGCAAACAACCAGTCAGGTGCTATCTTCCAAGGTGACTTGGTCAAGCAACTTACTGGGGGAACTGTTTCGCGTGCAGCCGCCTCATCGACTGTCCCTGTTGTAGGTGTTTTCAATGGATGTCAGTTCACTGACCCAACTTCAAAAGAAGTTACTTTCAGTAATCATTACCCAGGATCTGTAGCAGCAGCGGATATCATCGCTTTCGTAATCGATGATCCCGATGTTGTATTTGAGGTCCAGGCCGATGATACTTTCCCAGTCGCTGATCTGTTTGGCAATTTTGACATTGTCGATCAGTCAACCACTGGTGATACAAGCTCTGGCCGATCGAATATGGAGTTAGATGTAACGACTGGTGCAACTACCACTACGTTACCTCTAAAGGCCATCGACATCAGCCAGGATCCAGATAACTCAGACGTAGGCAACGCCAACACAAATGTCATGGTTGTAATACAGAACCATATCATGGGTGTTAAAGGCGCTGGCTTGGCATAAGGAGAACGATAGATGGCAATTTCTAGAGCCCAACTAGCGGCAGAATTAGAGCCAGGATTGAATGCTCTTTTCGGCCAAAACTATGATGCCTATGATCGCGAATACGAAGAAATATTTGCAATCGAGGATTCAGATCGCGCTTTTGAAGAAGAGGTGCTTATTACCGGATTTGGTAGTGCGCCTGTGAAGACCGAGGGACAAGGTGTTGTGTTCGATACCGCCAGTGAGGGTTATACCTCCAGGTATGTTCACGATACTGTCAGCCTTGCGTTCGCACTTAATAATATCCGTGGGTGCGCTGCGTAGGAATACGCAGGACATAAGATGGTGAATTCAGGGAACATCTCAAAAGAGACAATCCTGAGCGAAGCCTCAGTAAGAGGAACGTGCAACGACTATTCCGAAAGGAAGTACACCCAAGCGGGTGGAAGCGCCATCCAACCAGACCGGTTGAAGATATAGTCTGATCTGCATGGTGACATGCAGCGGTCCTGGAAACAGGACGGGATCGAGAGTAGCGAATCGATCTGAACAAAAAAAGTCATAAAAAACAATGACTTATGAACGGAAGAAGCGCAAGAAGATAATTTGTATGACTCGCTTGGTAGACGTTATGTGAAGGCTTTGGCTCGAAGCATGATGAACACCAAAGAGATAAAAGGTGCTGATATCTTAAACAACGCCTTTGATACAAACTTCGCTGGTGGTGACGGCCAGCCATTAGTATCTACAGCTCACCCATTAGCGGGTGGCGGTACTTTGGCAAACCGTGAAACCACTATGGCTGACTTGAATGAGACCTCATTAGAAAACATGCTGATTTCTATCAGCGAGTTCACTGATGACAAGGGTCTTCAAATCAGTGTGCAAGCGACCAAGATGATCGTACCTCCTCAGTTGGTTTTCGTAGCGGACAGAATCTTGAATTCTGACCAGCGAGTAGCGACTGCGGATAACGACATCAACGCTATCAAGAACACGGGTGTGTTACCTGGTGGCTATTCAGTAAACCACTATCTGTCTGATCCAGATGCTTTCTTCATTTTGACGAGCATCACAGACGCTGGTGAGGGACTGAAGATGTTCCAAAGAACACCATTAGAAACCACAATGGAGCCTGACTTTACGACAGGTAACCTGAGATATAAATCGAGAGAGCGTTACTCTTTCGGCTTCTCAGATTTCCGTGGTGTGTTCGCTTCTCAGGGA